ACAGTACCCACCATTGTAGGTGAATCGCTATTCATATCTAAATCAAGACCAATATTAGTAGCAGTTTGACCAGATGCTGTTATTCCAGTAGCATCAAAGTCTACATATAATCCTTTAGTTGTTGCAGTTGTGGTTCCAGTGAAATTCTTATCTATAAATAAGTCACCAGTAACAGTTTCATCATATGTTAAAGTACCACCACCGCTTACAGTTAAATCACCTGAAATGGTTACATCGCCACCTATTGTACCGCCTTCAAGAGATACGTTTAATCTGCTGTTTGTATCATCTAAAGCCGCATTTAAGGCTTCTGATGTTGTGTGAGAAAATGCATTTACCGCATCTCCCGAAGAATCAAGAAGTACCTTGTTTAATACTTCTTTACTTGTATACTTATGTATGTCAGCCATAATAATGACTCCTCATATTCCACCACCACCGCTATAAAAGCATTTACATTAAACTAACTGATTTTAGTACCCTACTGCCACCAGTTTTATCACGTTTTTTCATTCCATATCGTTTTATGGATTCATCAAATTTTAATTTATGAGCATTAGATAATTGCATTGATACAGCTATTAAATTAGGGTCAGAAGCATTTCCAGCTTTATCCATGTATAAACACTTCTTAACATAATCAACTATTGCTAAATGCATTGTATTGTCTAAATCTAACTCATCATTAATGGAAATGACATTATTCGGCTCACCATAGTAATGTAAAAGTAAACCATCAGTTACGGCTTCAGATATAGCTTTCCATTGTTTTCTAGCCGTAGTCCTAGTATTACCACTACTATCAACATTGGTAACAAGACATAACTTATCACCTTCTATAAACCATCTAGCTCTATCATCTGGATATGTAATACTACTTGCCATTATCTATCATCCGGTGTTGTCAATGCTGATTCACTTGAGTCAGCATCCATTAATAAAATATTTTTATCTATCAGTCTTGGAATCTGAATATAATCCCCATCAGAGTCCATCAAATCTACTCTATAAACCTTATTAGCTTCAAGGTTATTTCCACTTGAATCTTTAGCTTCATCTCCTATTTTGTACCACATCTGGTCTGCAACTGTACTCATCTTAGCCTGTACTGGCTTAGTACTATGCATCCCAATTTCTACTAAAGCATCATTAACAAGATTTAAAACATAATTCTCAGGAGCTCCCGGGAATACTTGGTGAACTCTACTTACTAATTGTTTTACTGATATTTTATGTACAGACATTAAGCTACATCTTCAACCAAAGCCGCTACAGTACATCTAACATCCGCACTACTATTTACTGTAGCCGCTGTCCCAGCTGCTCTAGCTTGTCCAGAAATAATATGTATCTCATCCATTACTGTTCCATTTATTCTACCCATCCACGCTTCTCCAGATGCTACTTCTATAGCATCAGTAGTATTGTAAGCAGTACTATCATTATCATCTAATGTAAAATAAACACTATTAGTTGTTGTTGTCCCACTAGTATCACTAGTTCCTGTATTTTTAACAAATAAAAACCATACTTTATCTGCATTTAAATCAGCTAAAGAACCATCTGTAAAAGTGCTTGCTGAACCAACAGCTTCATTCGGCCCATTTGTTTGGTCTCCAGAAGCTCCAACTAAGTCGGTATTATTATCTGATGCTCCATCTCCAAATAATTCTTCATCATTAGCCCCTAAAACTATTACATTAGGAGCATAAAACCAATTATCATCACCATCTTGAACAGTAAATGTTAAGTCGCCTCCTAATGAACCTTTAATATTATGATGTATCGCATCTACTGCATCCGCATCTGAATCAGCAGATATTGTTACTATTGGAGTAAACGATACTGCCCCTTGAGCTCTATCTGCCATAATTAACTCCTTGCATTATTAACTCCTTGTATTAATTGTAAACCACGTTGATATTCAACAGAAAGTTGTTGATATTGTCCTGTTAACCATTGATAATCTGCGGTATGTTTTTGAATTTTTGCATTATAATTTTGCATTTTTGAAGAAACTTCAGCCTGATAAGATTGAAGTTCATTTGAATACTTTGATAATTTTTGTTGATATTCTTGTATATCTGATTGCAAATTATTAGTATATTCCTGAACTGATGTATTAACCTGAGCCTGATATGCATTAACTTCATTAGAATATTTTTGAAGTTTTGCATTATACTCAGAAGAATCCTTTGTTTGCTGATTACTCGCTTCCTGTATTTCCTCATCAAGTTGATTTCTAAAAACAGTATTCTCTTTATTATATTCATTTAATTCATTCTGCATATTAGCAGAATATTCTTGAAGCCCATTAGAATACTTATTTTGAAATACTTGTAAATTTTTATTTAATTCTTCATTTGTCCATCTTTGGACTTCTTTATTAACATCATTCTGGTATGACTGAAGCTGACTTGAATACTTAGAAAGTTTAGCCTGATATTCTTGTTGTTCTTTTTGAAGTTTTAATGATGCTTCCTGCTGAGCTTCTGTAGAATTTATCTGGGCTTGAGTTTGCCGTGTTTGAGCAGAAGTCTGAGATTGCTGTATAGTTCTATCTTTATCAAACTGAGCTTCTTGTTGAATTCGTTGAGCATTCATCTGAGCTTGTTGTGTAGCTTCTTGTACTTTTGCCTGATATTCAGTATTCTCTTTATTAAAAGCATTAAGACTATCTGTCATTTCCTGCGAATAAGCATTAATATAAGTAGATATCTTCTGCATCTGAGCATTAGCAATCTCTATATCTTCATTAGTTTCTATCATATCTGCGAGAGTATCCCACCATGTATCAAACTCTATTTGGTCATTTGAATCAGCAATAGTCCCAGATTCCATACCAGTTAAACCAGCATTTCCCGTAACTGTTGGAGATGTATATGTAGGAGCAGTACCAAGATTTGCAATAGTTGTTGATTGTATAGTAGGCATTGCCCCAATAACTGTATCTGTAACTGTAATAGATGTAATATCCGGAGTAGTATAACTTGGGTCAGAAGGAGTAGATGGTGCAACTGGTAGATTCATAGAACCTATTGTTCCTAAAGCCGGAGCCGCAAAAGTTGGTTTAGTATAAGTTGGAGCAGACGCTCCACTCATTGAAAGAGCTCCAGTACTAAAACTTGGTGCAGATGGAGATGATGGTACAGCATTTGATATACTTAAATCAGATATAGATGGAACCGATGGAGATACAGGCAAAGATGGTAAAGTAATATCACTTGGTAAATCAGAAGATTTACTACCCATCTTATTCTGTAATGCCCTCATAGATGCATAAAGAGATACGAGATACTCAGCCTCATCAGGAAATACTGATATTGCCGAATCACCATAGGCTACTGATGGATATTGAACTTCATCATATTTACATGAACCTCCTTGAGGTAGGACATTCAATTTATTATTCTCAGTATAGAATACAGGGTCAGTAAAACTAGCATATCCCATTTCATCAGGGTCATTTGCATATCCTTTTTCATCAGCCCGTATCCTTCTACATACTCTATCAAAATCACCATCATTACGATATACACGTAGTATTTTACCAGTATTCATTGTTTCAGCTTCACTACCCGGCATAACTGATGTAAATGTTTGTTGAGCAGCACACCAATCAAGAAGATTAGGTGGAAGTATATTTATAATCTCTTTAGCTCCATCAGTAAGAAACTGGGTAAGTTCAGTCTGAGTAGGAGCACTACTCCCATCTATTGATAAACTTGTTAATCCTTCTACTTGTGCTTCAAAAGTTTCCATTATGCACTCGCTATAAATAATTCAACATCAACTGCGTTACCACCGGGATTTACTTGTATACTTCCTAAATCAGCCATAGTACCGAAACTCGGACTTGTATCTGCTTCTGATAACATTAAACCATCAGCACTTCCAAGAATATGACTTTGACCAGCCGCTAAATTTACTTGGTACAAAGTAGCAGCTCCAACAACAGCTAATTCAACTGCATTGGAACTATCTAAATTAGTAATTCTTATATATTTTGAATCTTCAATATCAACAGCCCCCGCCGCTCCATACGCATTAGAGTTAAATACGGCAACAGTTGTTGTTTGACTAGCCGCACAAGTAACGATTCTTTTCATTACCTCATCTATACTAGCAATCTCTAATGTTCTTTTAGAACCATAATCTTGATTACTAAGTATAATATCTTCTTGTATTTTTACTTTTAGTGTAGCCATTATTTCTTCCTATATTTATAAGGCATGATTTCTTTTATTCATATGTTTTATATCTTCATCAACAGTTGTATGGGTTAATTCAATATCAGTTCGTTTTCCCAATTTACTCATCATATACAAATTAGTAGTAAATTTGGATTCAGATGTTTTTTTACCACACTTTTTACAATAAAACCATCTTTCTGGATTTGGAGATTCACAATGAATACAAACCATTATGCCCCACTCACCACCATTGTAAGTATTCTATCTCCATTCAACTGAGTATGAGTAATAGATATAACCTTATTAGTCGTAGAATCTAATGTTTCTACGTAATCTTTTATATCTCTAGCCATAGTACCCGCATCACTTGCTTCCGTATTCGTATTAGCAAAATGAATAAAAACTTTTACTTTAACATTATCATATACTGCCATAATATCTCCAATTCAAATTTTTTTAGATTCGGGGGTCGCCCTTTATACGACAACCCCCACAGTTCTAAGGACTGTTTAACTTATTTATTTAGTTTATGATGTGTGAATACCAGCATTAATACTACTCATTGACTCAGCTAGCCACTCGCCATTCCAAGCCAATATATTGACATAATCACCACGTTCTGCTGTTGTGTCTAGTATAATGTTTGAAATTTGAGTACCTGCAGTTGATGATGCGGCATCATTACCAGCATCTTTTTGAACCATACTAACGATAGCACTTCCAGCCGCAATAGTAATATCAGCAGTAGGAGTTTCTTCCCATACAATGAATTTGTAATGAACGCCATCTACTAAAGTAGTAGGAAGCGTAATTGTGAAAGTTCCACCTGAAGATTCGCAAGCAAAAACCTTACCACTATCTTCGCTAGTTAGAGTCCTTGCGGCTCCAACTGATTCTACTTTTTTTAGGTATCCGTTAGTTTTTCCACTATTCTTATTTAGATAATCACTTCTCATTTTACACACCCTCCAAATTAATCAAAGCATGAGTTTCAGGAAGAGAAACTTCAAGACCTGCTTCTGTAAGAATCATGTCTTTTCTCAAATCTTCATCTGCTGCTTGAACATTTGTTTGGATAGAGGTATCTCGATTAATACCATTACCAACAAGAGGTCGGTAAGATACATGGTCTAAATCGACCATACACAAGAAACCTGCGGACATACCTCTAAATAGAGGTTCTTTAACAAGAGAGATATCACCATGAACAGTCTCAATCTTCATAATACGATGTCCAAATGTTCCATCACTTTTCTGGAAGTTGTAAGCCGCAGCTCCCGCGTCAGTCATATTGAAAGAATTATCAATAAAACCACTCAGTTTGTTAAAGTGTGAAATAACAGGAAGACTAGCTAATGCCAGTTTTGCTGAACTTCCACCCCTTGCTGGGTCAAATATAACTTCGAAATCAGAAAGTAAATCATCATAAGTCCATTGTGCGGCTGTATTAGATTTTAAGTAAGCCTTATCTTCTGTATAAGATAATTGACTACCATCTAAAACTGCCTGAGATTGTGAATTTGCAATAATATGACCTGCGATACCATCAGTATAGTTAATACTATTCTGACTTCCACGCATACCAAATAACATCGCACGTTCAATGTCAATCTTATGTTCTCTTAGTTTAAGATTCCAGATACGTTGCCATTCGTCAGCGTATCCACGATAAACTTGTGCACGAGCTGTATTGCTCATCTCACAAGCTGTTTTAAAAATCTGAGTATATCCATAGTCATGGTCTAACTTTTGAGACCATACGTCTGGAGCCCCAGAACCCTCTTCAAATGCAGTTCCAATAACAGTACACTTCGTATTATCATCTACAGCCGTGGTAGAACCATTAGCCGCAGCAATAGTAGTTGCTGATACTGTTGTTACAGTAGAAGATGTTTGAGTAACACTATCCAATCGAACAGTACACCATTCAGGTTGGGATGTTGAATCGTCATCTTCACCGATAGAAACAACCATACCGGGAATAAGCCATGCGACATTAGCCCCGCCTGATGTATCAAATGTTATTGATGTTGCACTTCCAGCAGCAGCAACTGTAACAGCCGCCTGAGCTAAAAATGCTCTATCAGTAATTGATACTTTTGTTCTATCTTCTAAAAATCGAAACTGTGAATCTGAAGTAGGAACTTTTGCTACTTTAGACAGATATACGAAAAATGGAGACTCGTCCGGGGATAGTTCTGCTACCCTATCACTAAAGTCGAATAATCGTCTTGTGTGAAAATCAGTATTAGATGCACCCGGAGTTCGTGAGCCATTTGCCGATAAACTGCCAGCACTATATGTTGCCATATTCAGTACTCCTTAGTTTATTTTTTTTATAACACATTACTCCTGCTTCCCGCTTTTAGTATGGAATCCCACATTGCGTCCTTTTCGGACTTTGGTTGATTGGCCTCTTGGCCCTGTAGAACTCCTGCAGTGCGGGGAGCCTCTCGTGCGGCCTTAACCGCTTCGAATGAATTAGGAGTTGGTTCACCTGATGGCAAAACTGCAGATTGTTGATTGCGTGACTTGAAAACATCAACTAACGTATCCAGAGTCATACTACTACCCGGGTCAGTTGACCATTCCATAAATTCACGAACCTCTGATTCTGTCATCTTATGAACCCCTCTTAAATCATTCATTGTATTATTAATCAGCATTTGCTCTTGCATTTGAGCGTTTTGTTTACCGATTGCCTGATTCACAACTTCATGCTCCCTCTGTTGACGAAACTTGTAGCTCGCTGATTCAGGTTTATAATACGCATCCCAAGGATTAAATTCATCCTCAGGCAATGAAGATGTATTATCAACAACTGGTTGTCTCTGATTGATGTTGTTAGCTATATGTTGCATATCCTGTTTCATCTTATCGTTCTCAGATTTCTGTTTGTCATACATTGACTGAAATTTCCGAGTTTCATTTTCCCAATCTACCTGATATGTTTCACTTTGTGCAACCCCATGGTCAGCAACAGGGACATCTTGATATCCAAGTTCTTCGCTTAAACCAGTATCTTCTAATACTTGACCTTCTATATTGACTTCACTCATAACTTTCTCCTCGCGATATCCTTAAAATTTAAGGAATAGAACCGATACCTTCTCCAAATTCTTCAATTTGGGGTTTCAATTTTTCCATTTCAAGTTGTACCGCACTAGTAAGTTTATTTGATTGTACTCGCCTATCGGCTTTCGCATCAGACTGCACCTCGGAAAGCTTGGATTTAAATTTCTCAACTTCAACCCGTTTCCTGTCAGATACAGACTCTCTTTGCGCTGTTTGCAAGTCTCCTTGCAATTCTTTGTTTTGTTCTGAAAGTTGCTGAACTTGACTCTGCAACTGTTGAATCTCACCCATTCTCTGAATAAGACCTTCTTTATCAAAAATTTCTGGATTCTTCTTTATCACTTCTGTCCTATCTATTAATCCCATTTGGAATGCTTCTGCGTATACTTGATACTCAGTCCATTTGCTTGTTGGTAGAGTAGAACCCGGTTCTATACTAACATCATGTTGACCAATATTATGCCTATCCTTTTGAATATCCATTACAGTTTCACTATAATCATCATAGTAATTAGCCATTACTTCATTAACATTATTATTTGCCTGAACTAATCTAAAAATCTTTTTGAATGTATAATGACCTTTTGACAATCCATAAACTACTTGACCAAGTTTTCTAATACTTAATTCAATATCACGTAATTTAGATTTAGGTCTTTCAGCCCCCTGAGCTAACATTCTTTCTGTACCACGTACAGTATCAGGAGCTTTCTCAGCAAATCCATGCATAAGTTCTGGTAATCCAAATGTAAAGTCTATATAGAACTCACATGACTGTATCAATTTATAAAATTCACCAGCAAGTGGTGTAGGAGCTGGAAAATGTGGTTCACCTTGAGAACTATCAACTTCTATGACAGCATTTGGATTTGACCAATCCTGTTCAAGTTGACTAATATCATCTACACTACCTATTGGAACAATTAATTTCAGACCCGCAGAAGCCTGAGCATGAGACAAAGCTAATGACCAGAGTTTATTCAGTAGTCGTTGCATAGGTCTCGCCCTAGAAATGTCAGACCTCGGGTATGGTGTACCACTATAAATATTTGGAAGTGGTACAATGGGATATATATCAGTATTGAGAACTGCTTCGTATAAAACAATTTCTCCAACAGATGCCACTACCGCAATACGGGTCTGCAAAATTTCCTGAAATTGGACAAGTCCACGTTCAAATACACCCGGATTCTCATCAAGAAATTTCTGAAATTCTTCTTCATTCAATATCATTTCTTCCTGATTATTAACATCTGCAATTAAATAAAAAGGAATTTTTGTTTTATAAAATCTTTCTAATACTTGATATTTTTCCTGATATGAATTTTCTAAATCTTTAGATTCAGCGGGAGTCCAAGTTTTTTGTTGGTTACTTTGTTGAGATGATGGATAATCTTCATCATCACTATAACCAGATATATTTTTCAACAACCCATCTTCCATTTCTCCAGTTTCAGGGTTTTGTTGTGGCCCAATCTCTGGATACATATTTACAATTTGTTCATCAGTTAAAATTGTAGATAGTATAATATTATCAGCATCCTTAAAATATCTATCTCTACTCGTTGATGGAACATAAATACGGAATGGATTAATACTGGTAAATTTTACTTCTCCTTTTCCAAAATCAGATTCAGTATCAATATAAGCATATAAATAACCCAATCCAGATGAACTATGGTCATGTATTGCTTCCTTGAGTTGAGCATTACCATCAGAGATTTCCCAAATATAACTTAATATAACCCTCCACATCTTAGAAATTTTTACATCTGAGTCTTCTCTTGGTATAACTGTAAAGGCGGGAGATGATGATGTTAGCATAGCTTTCAGTTTCTCAACCGCCGGGCCAACTCTGTCCATTGGTACAGCTGCTTGGTTCCTGCTTTCTAACTCATCAACTTCATTATCACTAAAGTGGTTGCCATAGAAAAAATCAATATCTTTCCTAGCCTCAGTATCCCAATCGGAACGGGCATCACGATATCTACGATATAGCTCTCTGGTGGTTTTTGCTCTTGGGTCTTCTTGTATTTGCATATAAGCTCTATAAGTTAGTAAACAATTACAATACTTGTCAAGAGCAAATATAAACTTTTTTTAGCTAACCCTTGCACCAGTAAACCAGTTATATTTTTTGCGGGATTTTGAAGATTTGCCACGTGTATCTACTTCTTTTCTATCAACCTTGCCGCTTAATGGTGGCTTAGCATAATAATCAGCATAGTATAATCCATCTAAAAGGTCATCATGTTTAGCAAATGGATGTTCAAAGAACTCATCAACAATTTCTGTCATACTATTTCTAATATACAATTTTTTTGAATTTACAATAGGGCCAAGAGATGTTTCTAATCTATCTTCTTTCTTAATTCCTGCTGGTGGTCTAACTCCTTTAAAGATACCGGGTATTAGTCTTCTATCTTTTGTAGCTATTCTTGTAACCATATCACGAACCATTTCCTGAGCAGCTACTGTTTCTATAGTAACCCTTTTAACTGGAGAGTATTTCTTAGCTAATTCTATAATTTTCTCTGGAACATCGAATGTTGGTATCCTTTCACGAAAATATTCAATAATATATCTATTTTTATTTTTATCAATACCAATTACCATAATAACTTGAAAATCAGATTTCTTTGTAGCTGTAGCAGCAACATCAACCCCTATATACACATTAATCGGAATAAAGTTCCCTTCATCGTCTTCAAGGTATGCAAATTTATCTTTAGATACAAAAGTATGATTATGTTTCTGTATTCTATCAATCTTAAAAGATGCATCAGAAATATCACGAGCGTCATTCATATACTCCTGAGCGAACTTATTAACCATACCAGCTTCAATAAATTCTTTTTTCTTAGTATCAAGTTTAGATAATGGGAATTGTTGAGGCCATAATGGTTTTCCATCTTCAATGGCTTTATGGAATGTAACATCCCAAGGATATTTACGACCTTCTTTTTCAGCGTTCTTAACTCCATCAACAATCATTTGCAGAAATGAGTCATAATGGACAATAGTACCTGCTAACCATATCCATCCTTCCCTACCGGGAGATTCTTCAAGGGCAGGATATACTGTAGATACAATCCATTTCTTAATCTCATCCCGTCTTTCGGGTGTTTTAGTATTTAACTCAGACTCGAAGTCATCAAGAATAATACCAGTATAACGTACATCAATCTCAGTACGACCACGTAATCTCTGACTTGTTCCTTTTGCAATTATTCTATCTCCCTTGGCTGAAACAATATCTTTTTCAGTCCATCTATTACCTACAGCATCACCAGCAAGATTACCAAAATAGTATTTAATTTTATCATTATACTCAAAATGAGACTTCACATACTTGATATGGTCAATAGCCTGACCTTGTTCTTCAGCAACCCAAGCTATAAATAGTCTATCTCCCTGTGGAGAGAACAACATCTTATGTACAATAGCGGCCTTAGAAAGAATAGACTTGCCAAATCCCCTAGGAAGTATATTACAAATACGGGCTGCTGGTTTTGTAGATAGGAGTTTATCTGCTACAGTATAGTGAAATGGTGGAGATGCGCTTTTATTTAAAAAGTCTTTAGGAAGAAAGGCTCTTCCAAAATATATTAAATCGTTTAATGACTTATGAAGTATCTCGTCATTGATTTTAGATTCAGATGGAGGAGGAACTATATTAAATAGTTCTACTTCTTTTTTTTCTGCCATTCATTTTGCTCCATTTCTAATCTTTTTACCATTGTTAGCGAGTGTATTGAACTTATAGTCTTTACCTTGAGTTTCCATTTGTCTTTTCTGTTTTCTTTGAAGTATACGCTTTTCCCTACGGCTTTGTAGTGCATATTCTTTTTCCTCTAGTTCTTCCGCCCAATAGTCAATATCTAAATAAGATTCAAAAAAATTATTAAAATCAGGCTTCCCCATATAAATCTACTTTATCTGGATTTCCAATATTAACAAGTTCATCATTTTCATAATATACAGAATTACAATACTTACAACTAAATCCCATAGGCAGAGACCTATCATCAAAAACAATCATTTTTTTATGATTATCTAATTTCTCATTACATACTTCACATTTTTTAATACTACTATTAAAAAGAGGCATAACATATAATGATATATCGCTATGAGATATCTTTTTCAGCATGGCCTATGGCCTTTATACTAGCATTATCTAATTGTTGCAACTGTTCTCTACTAAATCCCTGAAATACAGTAAGTGATTCAGTTTTCTTATCATTTGGAAACATACCAGCTATTTTCATCATCATTTCGAGAGCTCTTAGTTTATCAGAATCACGGGCATCATAGTTATCAATAATATCTTTAGTTTTTGATAAGAGGTATTCTTCGTCAATACCAACTTCACCAAGCATTTTTTTAGTTTCTTCAGTAATCAATTTCTTTACCCTTGTAGTTTTTAATAAAGCCGTTGATGCGGTTTTCGAATATCTAGTATCATTAGTCTTATATAATCTAAGATATGCCTGTTCTGGAGGCATTCCGTTAGCAACATACTTTGCAAACACAATTTCACGACTATTAGGTTTTTTCTCATCTATTCTTATATTTCTACGTTTTTTAGATTTAGTAAATCTATAAATATCATCAGCTATTTTACCAGTAATTTGGATTGCATCTCTTACAGGATAGGAACCAAGGATGGTACGTACATACTCATTACCACTATTAAAGGTTCCACGATGCAATATTCTACATACTTGTCCATCATCTGTCAGTATCCAATCGCCAGTAGATGATTCACGCCAGTCATCAACGAGTTCTGCATCTTGATTATCATAAAATTCATCTTTATTATCATATAAGTACTCTAACTGTCTTTTTACCAGCTTAGAATGCATAGCGCCACTCCCAACCTAAATTACTTGATAGCCCTTGCCATCCCTCCGGACGCTATACATTTCCATCCACTAGTTTTCCCCATACGTATGTTTTACCCTTATGTATGTCAATTACATCAATTCTAAAATTATTATCATCAAACCAATCAATAATACCAAAAGCGTGGCACCAGTTCGTATGTCTTCCCCTTAACCACGCATTCTTTTCTTTGGACATATCCTTTAAACAGCCAAGAGTCCAAGCATGATGGGCTCCATCTACATGAGTGACTCCCTGCCGTTGCACATCGTGCGTATGTCCATAAATAATATTCTTGCCAAGGTTCATTACGTGCTGCCTTGTGTGATTAATGGTAGTATAGTGACCACCATGATAGAAGAATAGTTTGCCAATCTGCATCAAATGTCCATAGGGATAGTACTTATATCCCCTGTCTTTAAGGGACATGATGTTTTTAAACTTATATTGTGACAGATATGGAAATTCTTCTACAAATGAATTGAGCCAATCATCGTGATTACCTTCAATCATATGTTTATCTGTACATCCAACGCTTTTTAAAGCATTATCAAACAAGTCCAATCCAGCATTAACCTTAGCAGCTTCAACTTCTAAGTCTTCTATAGTATATTCCAAAGGAGGCCTTTTCCTACGTTTGTACCGCCAAGGTGATATACTCTTCCATTCTCCTAAATCACCAAGGCAAACAAAGATATTAGGCTTTACCATCTTTATAGCCTTTAGAACTACATTAATAGCAGCATCATCTTGTAAGGGAAAGTGTATATCTGGTATAACAATCGCTCTTCTATGCTCTTTTTTAGGTTTAGGCTTCATATGGTATGATTCCTAAGTCTACAGCAGACACTCGTTCTATTTCCATTGATTCTATTCTCTCTTTTATTTCAGCAACAATCTCTATTTGTTTAGCATCACCCTTGATAACTTTTTTAATATTCAATTTTTCACATAATTCATGTAATCTATCAACTGTATCAACCAAATCAAGGTATTCAAATCCCATTACTAACTCCCGGCACCACAATATTGTTAAAATAATCACACCTTTTATCAACTTGGCAAGGTTTGTTAGCAAATTTACTCAATATACGAAAAATAAGCACTTTATTACTACTATTCATCATACAACCAAGGCAATCACCACTATCCCAATTAGCACAATGTTTCATAGCAGTACGTATCTTACTATTCTTTACCATTTCAAAAATTTAAATGGCAATTTTACAGGCTTTGCTAAGGCTTTCATTACAGGACTTAGCTTTACTCTTGCTTTTCTTGTTGTCTTTTTTGCTTTTGCCATGATACTAATCTCCGTTTTTGTTATGGGGGTAATATAACCACTATTTAATCTAAAATACAAGGAAAAAGATTTTATTTCTTTTTAGCCTTAGCTATAATATATATATTATAGCAATATTGCTATATATATATATATATATGCTAAAGTATATAATAAATATTAGCAAGCTATAAAGAGAAGAATGGAATTTGTGTGGAAAATGGGAAAATTGCTGTACAATGTGGGCTATCCTTTTACCCCGCCCCCTACCCCCGTCGTTCTATTTACGAAGTTAGGATTTTAGGTTGAAATTTCTATTATACATAATATACACTATACACATAAGATAATGATTTTAAAATGTAGGGGATAAATAAATCTAACCTACATTCATTCATGATTGTTTGTTTTATTTCCCCATCGTATCATATTATTTCGTATATTCTTCCTATGAATAAGGAGACTACAATGTCAAAACAGACCACTAAACCAACAACATCAGTTGTTGTACGTGAACCATTGACACTCAACACTCTCCCCAACTTACCAACTGAAGTAACAACGTCAGACTGGTACACTTCAACCATACACAACACCTCGTTGACCAACGTAGGTGGAGAACAATGGAAAATGTACTTGTTCGAATGTTACAACGTTAAAACCAAATCGTTTGATGTTACTCTAATCAAATCGAAGGTTGAGATGTTATCATCTTTTGGTAAAAGACCTCCGAAATCTGAAGGTTTTGGAAGTAATGGAGAGGACTATAGTGATTCCATGAAACAAACCAAACAAGATATAATCAACTTAATCGGTAAAAGTACCGATAGTAATGGTTGTTTTGTTGGTGTTTCAGGTAAACTCTATAAAATACAAAATCCCTTTTTTCGGGAGTTCGTATTAGTCAATGGTAAACCTAAAATGAAAACTACACTTAAAAAAGGTACAAAGTTAGATGATGGTAGTGTAGTATAAACCCTAACCACATAACCTAAGGGTGATGTCATTATGATGTCACCCTTTTTTTACAACTGATATTGTTACCCACAACTAAAACACATAACAACAAAAAAACATGAAGATTAATAAAACATGATACAAATATTTTTAGATAGAAAGAATAAAATTACTATCAGCATTGGTAAAAATAAAGTAGTGAAATATATTCCTACGAAAGACCAACGCAAGTTTATAAATAAATTGTTTGATGAAAATAAATTGCTGTGTACTGATGAACATGGTAATGAAAAAAGAATTCCTGTAATAATACACGACAACGTAAGAAAGCTCACAACAACTATTGCTGGTGATACTATTGATAGTGCTGATAAATATAGTGGTGTACCAAATGGTGTACGCTACATACCTAATAAGCTCATGACTTACGAGAAAGATAGACAGGACTGGTTGCTGGAAAGACTGAAACGTACTTTCATCAGCTTTGACAATAAAAATTTAACAGACCAAGAGTTTAGAACAGAAATGAGACTGTTGCTGAACAGATAGGAGGCTATATGGGAAATATAACTGAAACAACTCACTTTGAGAAGCTCAAAGAAGAGAGTGAACAAATGAAAGATACGATGCAAGAAGATGAAAAACTTGTGTATGAAGAACAATTTGGCAATAACGATAAATGCGTTATATGTGGTGATGATTCAATTTATGATATGTCAAAGCCAATAGATGAAAGAATAGGATATATTGAAGGCTCTGGCCAGATGTGCTTAGACTGTTATGATAAAGTTTATGGTCATGAATGGAATAGAAATAGAGAGCAGAAGATAAGTAGAACGCTCGAAGATATATATGAAATGAAAGATTTCAATGGCGTAGCTGAAGTAAAATGGAACGCAATAAAACATTTGACACCAATAGAGTTTCAGAAGCATTGTAATCCAGATAAAAGATGTGATGATTCAGCATATAAAAGATTGATAGGTAGGAAAATATATATTGTTATACTTGATTCGATACATGAAGATAAATTATGTAGCAACTGTTGGTGGTGTAGGTTTTATTATTATGAAGATTAATATAAATATATTGCAAAAGAAGTATGATAAAGCAGTCAAAGACAATTTATATAGCTTTACATATGATGGTGCTGAAATATTAACAGCATATGCCAAGTATTTACTCGAATATTTAAAAAATGGAGCAAATAAATGAATAAATGCATAAAAATGATAGAAAGATTTATGGAAGCTACCGCTAGTGATAAAGCAGGTGAAATAGTCCTGTTGTACGCTTTGGTAGTAGTTTTATTTCAACTAATAAGGAGTGTGCTATGACTCAAACAGAAAGAATAGAAATACTGAAAGAAGTGGAAGTAGT